TAAGGGCTGCGTTGGAAGAGGCGGTCAGGTGGTTGAACAGTGCCAGCGCGAGTTCCTTCTGCTCAGTTGCAGAGAAACCCGACGGCGGCACATCGATTGTCACCGTAATACCACCCAGAACCAGGACGTTAGTCGTGGCGATGAGTGGATCGGTAACAACCTTCGAGTAGGTCAGACGCGCCGTGTGGCGCGTCCTCTTACCGTAGGTAGTACCGATGGTGAGGACGGTCTTGGCGTCGTAGTTGGAGAACTTACCGAGCTCTCCAACCCCGTTCACACGGGGCAAGCTAACGACACCAGGGGTGGTCCCAATCGTGACAGACTGGGGATCGGCGAATGCCATGGTTCCTCCTATATTGAATTGATTTTCAGTTGTGAGTGATCATCGCGCCCGAGCAAGCCCGAGAGCGACTAGGACAGCCCATTGATTCGCGTTAAGCGAACCGAGGGCTGTGCCGAAACCGTAAGGTGAGGCCTTCAGCCTTACCTTGTGGTCAATTCCGTACTGAGTGATGAAGTTGCCCGAAAGCGCCTTCATCGTGGAATTGATCACAGGTCTCTGCCATGCTCCTGATGCCGCTTCGCAGCGGAAGGTTGCATAGGCATAGTTCAGGATGATATTCGACATGTGAAGAGAACCTAGGTTCTCCATCACTGATCCGATATTAGCGAACCAGTCGATCAACCATGACCAGGGTGTCAGATCCCAGATAACCTGAGGTGTAAGCTTCAGGCCCAGCAAATCATTCAACTGATCCAGATAGCCATTATTAGTGGCGTTCGGGACCAGCGATGTGTTAAACCGGGCCGTGCAGCGAACATCTACAGTTTCTCTGGCCGTGTACAGGACGGGGATATTGTTAAGCGTGGAAGTGTTGATCAGAGTCTGTCCTACGACAGAATTCAGACCTGGCTTCCCTGCTGCAAATCCACCGAGCGGAGCGAAAAGCCCCGCACCCGTCAATCTACTGTTTGCGCCTTCGCGCATTCCGTAATGGGTCCACAGTACACGTTCGAAAGTCCGTCGTGTGTTATCTTCAGGAAACATAAGACCATCTATCGTCGCTAAGACTTGGATGGCCGCATTGATATCCTTGAAGATGGGAGTCCACGCAAACACGTTCTCCAGGTAGGCAGCGCCAATGGCACTACCTGCTTGGGTAACACCTGAAGCACTTCCGTGCTTCAGGAGGTTTATCGTGGTGAAATGTTTACGGAGCTGATTTAACAGCCCCGGAACATCTCCCCTGACCAACTCAAGTAGAGTTGTCAGAACACTGGCGTGCGTCTTGATCGGGTTCATCTGCGTAATAGCAGACGTTCCTATGGATGTGGCCAAGGCCATATTCAAAGGACCCGAGACGCCGCCGGCGAACTCCGGAATTCCTTTCGAACCTAGAAATCCGAGAAAGTTCCTGAATGGGATGGTGTTTTGTCCCAGGGAACCATCTGATTGGATCCAAGCAGTTCCGTCAGCGCAAGCGTTGACGAAATTCTTAGTGACCCCAGATGAAACCTGACGCGCCGTGTTAGGCGTGCCAGATGCTCGTATTTTAAGGTTGGAGAACTCGTTTCCCATATCCGTAGTAACGAAATGGGATGGAGCTTGAGACCCACCGCTAGCCCTTGCGAGCTTGTCGATGGACCTCTCGATGAATGCCTTGCGGTATTCAAGCATCTCCGCCAGACTTGCCCCTTTCGGGGGTGAGTACTGGTCTCGAGGATCCGGTTTATTCGAATCTGATGCCCCACCTGTTCTGTACGAGTACGTATACTCGAGCAGGGTTGCGCTGTCAACAGAAACGCTTTCGCTTCCACCTGAGAAGGTGGCGGCGTACTGGCTCGCGAACGAACCAGATTGCCGTCTGTTGACGACGTAGGGCATGGTTGCACCTCCTAAGGTGTCGACACGAGGCCCCCCG